CTCCGGGGCGAAGTCGATCGATAAAGAGAAGATCGTGCCCCAATGGGAGCCGGCGGAAACGGTCCAGCCGCTCGCCCGGGCCCAGACGATGCAGTCGATCGCGTCCTCGCAGCAGATCTCCGCGCCGACCGCGGCGGAGTTGGCGGGGTATTCGATGGCCGAGGTGCAGAAGATCCGGGACGATGCGGAGAAGAAGGACAAGATGCTGAGCTCCGCCGAGCGCGAGCTCGAATTGCTGCGCAAGGAGGAGGCCGCCAAATTGGCCAACGGGACGATGCCGCCCGCGGTGCCCGGGAACGGATTGCCGGCATTGCCCGGAACTGAGAAACCGGCGTGAACCGACCCGAGGTCCTGCGGCTTCTCGAGCGGTACCGGCGGGCGCTGGCGGTGCACGACGCCGTGCAGGTGGCGCGCCTGGCCAGATTGTGGCACGCGATCGAGACGGACTTGTCCGCGGACATGATTGCCCTGGCGGCCGAGCTCGAGGAAGCCCGTGCGGCAGGCTCGGTCATCACCGAGCAGCTGCTGTGGCGCTACGACCGCTTCCGCGCATTGCGGGAGGATCTCCGGCGCGAGGTGCTGCGCCTGTCGAACGGCCATGTGCGGGAGAGTGTCGCGGCCGAGCAGGTGTTCTGGTCCCGATACGGGATCGACCACGCCCAGGGATTGATCGCCGCGGTCGGTGGAAGCGTCACCTTTGCGCGGTTGCCGGTCTCCGCAATGGAATCGCTGGCCGGTTTCCTGGGCGACGGCACGCCGCTCGAGCGGCTGCTGCGCGAGGCCTGGCCGGATGCCTTCGACGGCGTGATGAAGGGCCTGCTCGAGGGCATGGCGCGCGGCTACAACCCGATGCAGACCGCCCGCCTGGTGGCGGAACGGATGGGGATCGGGCTGACCCGCATGACGCTGATCGCGCGCACGGAATCGATGCGGGCGTTCCGGGTTGCCTCGGTCGAGCAGTACCGCGAGAGCGGGGTGGTGCGCGGCTTCAAGCGCATGGCCAACAAGGCGACCGCCTGCCTGGGCTGCCTGATGCTGGACGGCGAATTCCTCGAGGTCGAAGAGGATCTCGATGACCACCCGAACGGCGGATGCGATGCCGTGCCCTGGGTGGACGGGGCCGACGAGCCGGTCTGGGATACCGGGCGGGACTGGCTGAAGGAACAGGACGAAGACAAGCAGCGATCGATCATGGGGGATGAGCGGTACGAGCTCTGGCAGAAAGGATCGGTCAACCTGCAGGACATGGTCGAGTGGAAAGAGGATCCCACCTGGGGCGGATCGCCTGTGATCACTCCGGTGGGTGAGCTCGTGTAAGGCAATCATCATCCGAGGCGAGATGCCGAACCATAGGAGGTGGCGAGATGCCACAGAAAAACGGACAGAACGACGACTCCAGCGCGGGTCAGGGACAGGGCGGAACCGGCGACAAGAACAACGCCCAGCAACAGGGTCAGCAGCAAGCCGCGAGTCAGCAGGCGCAGCAGCAACAGGCGCCGAAAGACTTCGAGGGCTGGCTGGCCGTCAAGGGCGACGACACCGCCAAGGCTCTGTACCAGCAGCACATTACCGGCCTTCAGAACACCGTGACGGCGACTCGAGAGGAGCGGGATGCCCTCAACAATCGCATCAAGGGGATCGCGAAGACGCTCGGCACGGATCCGGAGAAGGCGAAGTCCGAGATGGACAAGCTCTCCACGGATCTCCAGGAGGCCAATCGGAAGATTGAGTTCCTGCAGGATGCCGGCAAGCCGGAGATTGAATGCCTGGATACGAACCTGGCCTGGCTGTTGGCCACGTCAAAGGGTCTGTTCCGGGCGAACGGGTCACCGGACTGGCCGGCGATCCGCAAGGAAGCGCCGCGGCTCTTCGGCAAACCGATGATCGATATCGGCGCCGGATCCGGAACCGGAAACGGAGCAGGCGGCAAAGCCAACATGGACGACTGGATCCGCCAAAAGGCGGGCGTCCGGTAAGCCCATCCGTGAAATTAAATCTGTAAAACGTGGAGGACATCATGGGAGACTTTGATAGCGCAATCTCTCGCACCGACGCAGCGCCCCTCATCCCCGAAGAGGTCAGCTTCGAGCTGATCGCGGGGGCGATCGAGCAAAGCGCCGTGATGCGGTTGGCCAAGCGGTTGGCCAACATGAGTCGCGGGCAGACGCGCCTGCCGGTGCTTTCCGCACTGGCCACCGCGTACTTCGTCGACTCGGGTGTTGGTCTGAAGAAAACCACCGAGGTGGACTGGACCAACAAGTACATCGACGCCGAGGAAATCGCGGCCATCATCCCGATCAAGAAATCGACCATCGCCGATTCGGGCGTCCCGATCTGGGACAAATGCAAGGAATCCCTGCAGGAAGCGTTCGGCAAGGTGATCGACGCCGCGGTCCTGTACGGAACCGGCATCCCCGCCACCTGGACGACCGATCTCGGTGCGGCCGGCCTTGTCGCCGGCGCCCTGGCGGCTTCGCACAACGTGGACTGGTCCACCTTCGCGGATCTGTACGAGGCGATCCTGGGTGGAGAAGCGGCCACCCCCGGCTCGTTTGGGATGGTCGAAGATGACGGCTACTTCGTCAGCGGCTCCATCGCGCACCCGACGCTGAAGCGGCTGCTCCGTGGTTGCCGCGACAAGGACGGACGGCCGATCTTCAACAGCAATCCGCAAAGCAAGTTCGGGTATGACCTCGACGGTCAGCCCTGCGTGTTCCCGCTCAACGGCGCGATCAGCTCGACCTACCCGCTGATTTCCGGCGACTGGTCGAAGCTGGTCTACGCCATCCGCGAGGATATGACCTTCGACATCGGCACGGAAGCCACGATCCAGGACGCCAGCGGAGCCACGGTCTACAACCTGTTCCAGCAGAACATGGTTGCCCTGCGCTGCTCCATGCGGCTCGGCTTTGCCCTGCCGCACCCGGTGACCCGGATGGACAGCGGATCCGGCTTCCCGTTCGCGTACCTGTACTAAACGCGAACCCTGCTTGAGCCTGTAGAGATAGGAGGTTGACATGGGACTCTACCCCACGCAAGTACGCGAGTATCTGGCCGGCAAGATTCCGTTCGGCCCGCTCTCGCAGATCTACCTGTTCGATCCGGTCAACGGTGTCGCCGGTCAAAACGGCCTCTCCTGGGAGAAGCCGCTCAAGACTCTGACGGCGGCCGCCGCGTTGCTGACCACCGACCAGCACGACACGGCCGTCTTTCTGGCGGGCGACACCGCAGACGAACCGGCCGCCCTGATCAACTGGAATAAGGATTACACCCACCTGATCGGCCTCTCGGCAAACGTCCCCGGCATGGGGCAGCGCTGCCGGATCGTGGGGACCGCCGCGCTCGACCTGGCGCGGCTGGTGACCTTCGCCGGCGCCGGCTGCATCGTCGAGAACATCAAGTTCTCGAACGAGGGCGACGCCGCGGGCGCGCTGGGCGCCGTGCTGGTGAGCGGCGAGCGCAACTACTTCAAGAACTGCATGTTCGCCGGGATGGTGCATGCCACGCCGGCGGCGGAGGCCTTGGGGTATTCGCTCACCGTCTCCGGGGATGAGAACTACTTCGAGGATTGCGTGATCGGCCTCGACACCATCGTCCGTGGCGCCGCGAACGCCGAGCTTATCCTGAGCGGCAAGCGCAATCACTTCCGGCGCTGCATCTTCCAGTCCAACTCCGTCACGGCCGCCAAGGTCCTGGTCCGGGTCGACAACTCGGGTGGCGATCTTCGCTACAACATCTTCGAGGACTGCCTGTTCTGGAACTACACCGAGAACTGGGCGACCGGGATCGACAACGTGTTCGACATGCCGGCGTCCGGGGCGACCCACACCATCATCATGTGGGGCAAGAACGAGTTCCACGGCCAGATCTCCGGCTGGGCCGATACGCTGACCCACATCAAGGGCGGCGCGCCGGCGACCGGAGCCGGGTTCGGGGTGGCCGTCAGCCCGACCGGGTAACCGATCGGCAACCGCTGAAATAATCATCATGGTCCGACGGAAGTCGGGCTGAGGAGAATATCCGATGACAGTTTCCGTAAATCCCGCCGGCCCCCAGAAGGGTCGGCTCGTGATCCGTCTGACCGGCGTGGCTTCGACCGATAACGGCGGCCAGGGCGAAGTGGAGAATCCCGAGGGTGCGACTCTCGCGGTCACCCGCGTCTTTGCCCACTTCCTTCATGGCTCGACCGGCGTCGGCAACCTGAGCGCCGGAATCGGAGTCACCGGCGCGGCCCCGACGGACATCGCCTCGGCGATGGACGTCATCGAGGCGACCGTCGGCGGCAAAGTGGTTCATCTCCCGGCCGTGCAAGTGGCTGAGACCGAGAACCCGACCGCGCTCTGGCATTCGACGGACGTCCTGGGCTTCACCGGCTCGGCGTCGATGGTCGGCCTGATCGCCGACGTGTACGTCGAGTACATCCGCCTGTCCGCCTCGTAAAGGCGGCACAACTCAATACCTATCGCCCCGGCCTTTGCAGGCCGGGGCGAAGAGAGAAAGGCAGGTAATACATGACCACCAGTATTCTCGAAGCCCAGACCGCGCTCGTTACCGGTCTGGCGCCGGTCTACAACACCCCCGTGGCGACCGACGGCGACAGCTGGGCGAACAACGGGAAGATCCTGATGCTCGTCCGCAACGCAGGAGCCGAACTGACTGTGACCATCGACACCCCGGGCGTGATCGACACCGATCTCGCCGTCGGGCAGCGCACGATCACGGTTCCGGCAATCAGCGGAGCCGCCGGGACCGAGACGATCTATGTCGCCGGCCCCTTCCCGACCGCGGTTTACAACCAGACCAGCGGGCGCGTGAAGGCCGTTTTCAGCCGCGTCACCGATGTCACCTTCGCGCTGGTAAAGCTCGCGGTATGAGCGCGACCCAGGCCCAGAAGGACGAGCTGCGCGGGAAGTTGGCCGACACGAAGGCCAACTACTTCACCGACGCGCAGCTCGCCGTTCTGATCGAGCGGTACCCGGTCGACGACGACGACGGCAACGAGCCGGACGACGACGGCTGGACGGAGACCTACGACCTGAACGCCGCGGCCGGCGACGGCTGGGACGAGAAGGTGATGGCCATCAGCGACTCGTCCTTCGACTTTTCCGCCGACGGCGCCACCTACAGCCGCTCGCAGCGGCTGGAGGCCTACCGGCGGAACGCGTCCTACTACCGGAGCCGGAGTTGTGCCGAGACGGTTCTGCCGGCCAAGGCGCCGCGCGAGCAGGCGCCGGAAGAGGGCCAGCCGTTCAACGCCGCGGCGGAGGACGACTGATGCCGTTGCCGAATTTCCACGCCGCGCGCGTCCGCAACCCGGGTGATTTCGCCAAGATCGTCGTGCTGCAGTCGCTGCCGAACGGCGTGCTGGTGTACGGCGGCCCGCTGAAGGCCGGTCCCTCCGGGAGCTACACGGCGCAATCCTACCGGTTCCCGAAGGCGCGGTTCACCGCAGACCAGGCGAAGGCCTGGCTGGAGGCGCACAAGATCAAGATCATCGCCTTCGAGCCGGCAGAGATGTCCACGGAAATGGATAAGAAGATCCGGGAGAAGGCAGCCCAATGAGAAAAACCGCCCCGTTACCGCCTGGAAACACGACTGGGAGAGGCGGCACGCCGCCGCGCAACACCATGCGCTCGGACCGGCGGCGGGGCTCCCAGCTCCTCGATGCGAGGGTGGAATGACAAGTCCCTTCTCCGCCGCGGATCTGGCGGCCATGCGGGAAACCGCCCAGGCCTGCTTCCACGACGAGTGCCGGATCGCCGACCGCCGGACTGTGAAATCGGGCAGCGGCGCGCTGATCCCCTCGGATCCAAGTTGGGGCGACCCGGTGGCCTGCAGCTTCGACGTGCGGCCGGGCTCGAAGGCCTCGCTGACCGACCACACCGTGCTGCAGTACGACGCGACCGTCCGCCTGCCCGCCGGCACCGAGGTCTGGACCAGCGGGTGGATCAAGCGTTCGAAGCGGTTCGGGGTGGCTTGCGACGGGCCGGTGTACGAGGTGATGGGGCCCGCGCAGGAAGGGCCTTCGGCCACGCGCTTCCTACTGAAGAGGATCGAACTGTGACGGTGATCACGAGCGGCGGCAACGCCTTCGATTTCGACATCGACACCTCGAATTTCGAGAAGGCGCTCGCGCGGATCGGCGCGGCCGCGGCCGGCGAGGCCCTTGGCAAGTCGGCAGCCGCCGGCGCCCTGGTGCTGGTCGGCGAGGCGAAGATCAAGATCGAGGAGAACTTCGTCATCCATCCGACCGGACCGTTGAAGGCGAGCGTGCGCGTCGGGCGGGTGTGGTCTTCCGGAAACAGCGCGACCGCGGAATGGGGCTCCTACGGGATCGTGTATGCCCGGATCCACGAATATGGCGGCGTCATCTACGCGACCAACGGCCCCTACCTCACCTTCAAGACCGAGGACGGCGCCTGGCACATGGTGCCCTTTGTGACCATGCCGGCGCGGCCGTACATGCGGCCGACGATCGACGAACACGGGAAGGATGCGCGCCAGGCCGTGCTTTTCCAGCTCGAGAAGCAGATCCGGATGGCGGAGGCTCAATGACCGAGATCCGGACGAATCTGTACCAGAAGCTGGTGGGGGATCCGGGCGTGTACGCCATCGTCGGGGATCGGATCTTCCCGATCAAACTGCCGCAGGGGACGACGGTGCCCGCGATCACGTACCAGCTGATCGACGATCCGCCGGCATCCCAGGCGTACGGCGAGAAGAGCGCCATGCCCTACCCGCGGTACGCGATCAATTGCTGGGCGTCGGATCCTGACAAGGCAGTCGAACTGAAGGAAGCGGTGAAGCTGGCGCTGGAATGCCAGCTCGGCTGGTGGGAGGGTTCCGCCGGCCGCCGGCGCGTATGGGACAGCCGGTACCTCGGACAACGCGAACTCGATCAACCGGAAGCCGGCCTGTACATCAGGCAGCTTGATTTCCGGATCATGCACGATTAGGAGGAAATTTCCATGAGCGACAATCCTGGACAGGGAACGATGGGAACGAAGCTGTACATCGCCGTCGAAGGTGTGGCCAGGGTGATTGTGCACGCCGAAAAGCTGGCCTACCCCGAGCTGGAGAAGATCCTGACCGAGACGACCACCCACGATTCGCCGGGTGGGTACGCGGAATACGCCGACACCGGCAAGCGGAAGATGAACGCCTTCCCGATCCAGCTTCGCTGGGAAAAGGACGAAACGACCCACGCCGCCCTGATGGCCGCCTACGTCTCGAAGGAGCCGGCTGTCTTCAAGGCCGAGGATCCGGACAGCACGGATGTCATCAATTTCAGCGCGCACGTCCAGAAGATCGGGCGCGTCGTCGAGCAGGAAGGCGTCCTGCGCGCGACCGTGACCCTCCAGCCGACCGGGCAGCCGTCATGAGCAGCCGCCGGCACGTGAAATCCAAAGCCGGCGCACCGGAACCCGTGGAGGCCGTGCCGGTCGACCGGCTGATGCTTGGCCGGGATGCCATCCTTGGCGCCGCCGACCTGAAGATCCAGAAGGTGCTGCTGCCGGAATGGGGCGGGCATGTGTTTGTCCGCGGGATGACCGGGGCGGAACGCGATCAATACGATTCCTCCGTCATGGTCGGGATCGGGCGCGTGTCCACCAAGGATCTCCACGCCAGGCTGGCCACCTTCACGGTCTGCGACGAAACCGGAAAGCTCCTGTTCCGGCCGGGCGATCCGGAGGACATCAAGGCGCTGACCGAGAAGTCGGCGGTGGCGCTGCACCGGATCTTCCTCGTCGGACAGCGTCTTTCCGGCATGCACCTGGAGCTCGACGAGATCACCCAAATCCTAAAAAACGCCCGACCCTCCTCTTCGCCCACCGCTTAGCGCTGGCGACGGGGAGGGTGAACGTTGACAGGATGCTCCGCGAGGAGCTGACGTCGGAGCAGATCTCTTGGTGGATGGCCTATGCGGCGGTCGAGCCGTTCGGCTCCCTGGCCTGGCGTTCCTGGGCGATGCGCTTCGCAACCGGTATCGCCAGGGGGCTGATCGACGGGATCGTCCACGGGTTTGCAGCCGTTCTGCGGCTGCGGCCCGGGCTCGGCCGCGAAGAGGAAATGTGCGAGGGCTACATGACGACCGATGTCTTTGGTGGGCTGAAGGCGCTGTTCGGCCAACAGAAGAAGGCGGGCGATGGGCGACCTTGATATCCTCTCCCGGTTGCTGCTGGACTCTTCCGGTTTCCAATCCGGGATTGACAAAGCGAAGGGATCCGGAGCCAGTCTCAAGTCCGAACTGACCAGCGCGTTCAGCGCGGTCGGGCTCTCGGGCGTCGCCTCGTTCCTTACGATCGGCGGCGCCATCGGGACCTTCGTCGGTTTCACCGAAGAAGCCACCCGCAAGACGATGGACTATGCCGCGGAGGTGCGTAATCTTTCGCGGGACCTCGGGATCAGCGCCGAAGAGGCGAGCAAGCTGATCCAGGTCGGCGATGATTTCAATGTCTCCTCCGGAGCCATGACGTCCGCCCTGCAGATGGCGGTCCGCAATGGTTTTGCTCCCACGATCGACAACCTGCGCATACTTTCCGATCAATACCGCGCAACCAACGATCCGGTCGAACGGGCGGCCGCCTTGACGCAGATCTTCGGCCGCAACTGGACGGTGCTTACGCCGATCCTGGAAGCCGGCGGCGATTCGCTGGTGAAGATGGCCAACAACGCCGAGGCGGCTGGCTTGGTGATGTCTGGAAAAAACGTGAAAGCCGCGCGCGAGCTTGAGATCGCGATGGATGATCTCAATGACAAATGGAACGCCTTCAACTACACCATCGG